GCAAATGTCTTTATTTGAAGGTTATAACTATTTCAATAGAACTAGTCAAGATTCAGCTGATGGAAAGATACTCGATTTGATTGGGTTATATACTGATGAATACGGTAACGTAAAAGGCGTTGATGGCCTTACATTCGTAAAAGAAATCGACTCACTTATTGCTTCAGGAGTAAAATACATTGATATCACAATCAATAGCGAAGGCGGTTCTGTAAGTGATGGATATTCTATCTTCTCAGCTATCCAAAATGCTAATCAAGCAGGAGTAAAAGTAGATACCTACGTACGCGGGGCTGCTGCTAGCATGGCTGGAATTATCGCTATGGCTGGTAGAAAGAAGTACATCATGGACTACGGATTTTTCATGCTCCATAACCCCTCTATTGACTCAGAAAATCTTTCTGAAAAAGACAAAGAAATACTAAACATCATTAAAACATCGCTCACTAATATTTTCATAGGGAAAACTGGTATTGATGCCGCTACTATTGAAAATATGATGAATGAGGAAACTTGGATGAGTCCTGATATCGCCGTTTCAAAAGGTTTCTTCGATGAAGTAATTGCCTCGGGGCTTAAAATAGCTGCTAATGGAAATGTTATTTCCAACTACAGATATATATGTAATCAATTAATTATAGATAAAAAAATTAAAAATGAGATGGAAGATAAAAATAAAGTAGAAGAGGTTAAGCAAATAAATGCGATGACTGAAGAGCTTAATTTAATTAAATCTGAGCTAGAAAAAATCAAAAATGAGAAAGAGGAACTTGAAAAAAGGCTAGCTGAAAAAGAAGCAGCCGAAATAGAGGCTAACAAACAAGCAGCTACTGAGTTTGTTGAAAACTCAATAAAAGAAGGAATTCTTCCAGAAGAGACTAAAGAAGAATCTTTAAGTCTTGCCATAAGCAACCTTGCTTCTTTCAAGAATATCGTGAATTCTATGCCTAAGAAAAATGTAGCGCACAAGCTCCCAAAGTTAGGTATTGAAAACAAGGCTACCAAAGCTGAGCCAACGGTTGATTTCCACGACTTAGATATGAATAATCCTAAAGAGTTTAAGCGATTAATGGAAGAAGAGCCAGAGAAGTTTCAGCAAATGAAAAATGAATGGTTAGAACAAGAACGAAAAAATAAAAAGAAAAAATAAAGATATATGGCAGATATTAATTCACCTTATGGATATGTATACTTTGTATCGGGGGATGCAATAAACCCACTTACATTAGTACCAAATACATTTGTTCTTACAGCAAATGGCCCTCAAACAGTTCCTAATATGAAATATTGGAAGACTGTAATTAAGCCCCCAACACTTACGGCAGGCCCTGCTTTTGTGCTTAACTTAACTCTAGATACCGATCAATTAAGACATGGTGCAGAACTTTTGGTTGATGTAACTACTACTGGAACAGAAACAGTAGCATACGGCACAGGATTTTTCGCAGGTCAAGCAGGTATCACAGGAGTTGCAGGAAAGAATTTCATTCATCAATTCACTTACGATTCAGTTTCAAAAACATTTAAGGCTACTGGACTACCTAAACAGGTAAACTAACATTTAAAAACTTAACAAAAAACCTATTTAATAAAAAAATAATATGGCATTAGAAGCAGAAATTTGGGGTAAGGACATACAGAAGAATTTCTATCAAGGTCTTGACTTCTTACAATATTCAATAGATCAATCAGAATACATTCATGGAAAGTTAGTTCACTTGCCACAAGCTGGAGGACAACCTATAGTAGTTAAAGGAAGAACAGTTCTTCCAGCACCTATTTTAGGTCGAGTTGATACAGAGATAACTTATCCAATAGTTGATTATACAACTAATCCACAGGTGATTTCTGATTTAGAAACATGGCAATTAACATATCCTAAACGTATGGAGCTAATGGGTGAGCATTATTCGAAACTTAGAGATCGAATAGGTCATCAAGCACTTTATGAGTGGGCTGTTTCTGGAGCATTTGATACAAATCGTATTATCCGAACTACAGGAGCAGCAGGGGGTGCATTACCTCCACCAGCATTAGCAGGTACTGCGCCTACTGGTAACAGACGATTAATTACTAGATCAGATATTGCAAACTTAAAAGTGATCTTAGATCGTGATTTAGTTCCACAAGATGAAAGATATCTTATGATGGACTTCAGCATGATGAACAATGATTTGTTAAGTATTCCTGAGTTCATTAACTCTTTCAATATGGGTAGTGTTGCGCTTCCAGCTGGAGTTATTGGAAGAATTTATGGTTTTAACGTCATAACATATAGTTACCCTATTGTTTACGCTAATACAACACCTCCTACAAAACGAGTTTTGGATTCAAATACAGGGATGCCAACAGTAAGTGCGGCTGATGATTGTTTAGCAGTGCTTGCATGGTCTAGATATTCAGTAGCTCGAGCGATTGGAGAGACTAAAGTATATATGGATTCTGAACTTCCAGAATACTATGGCGATATGATTTCTGCGATGCAATGGTTCGGTGCAACTATTATCAGAGGTGATCACAAAGGTACAGCAGCATTAGTTCAAGCAGTAGTTTAATTAATTAAAAAGATATTATAAATATGACATATTCAGAATTAGCACAATTAGCAATGCCGCATTTCAATGATGTAGATGTGGTATATATAACCAACGACGGACAAGTTTTTTCAAGCCATAAATCAGCTATGGAATATGCTTCTGCAAAGGGAGCGCAGGTTTTTGAGTTTAAAAAATCTGATTTACAAAAAACAGAAGATGAGTATAATAAACAATACTCTAATGAATCTTCTAAACAAAAAACAGAATCTAAAAAAACTAATCCTAACGTAAAAGAATAATATAAATGGCTCTTTCAGAAGTAGTTGTAAAAAAAGGGGAGGGTGGACTTGGTAGACCGCTGGAAGGTGAAGATCACATTTCAGGTATGTTATTCTTTTCTGCTACCCTCCCAACAAGTAGTATTCCTGATGGGTTTACTACTACTAGTAGAGTAAAGCCTCTTTATTCTTTACAAGATGCAGAAAAATACGGAATCAAAGGGGATTACTCCAATGAAACAAAAGCTACTGGTAAGATTAAGATAGCAACAGCTGGAAATCCAGGGGATAAAATATCAGTAGTTATCAATGGAGTTACTTTAGGAACCTATACTACAATTACAGGGGACACGGTAAACACAATTGCACAAGGTGTTGGAAATATGATCAACACTGGTTTTAATGTACATGGATATCGCAATACTGTTCTTACAGATGAGGTAACGATTACAGCAAAAGCGGGAGCAGGAGTTGCAGCAAATGCTTGGACAATTACTACTCCAATTACTGGAACGGCTACTACTACGATAACTGCATTTACACTAGGAGCAAATGATCCTTATGTAGTAATGTGGTATCATATATCAGAATTCTTTCGAATGAATCCTAAAGGGGTTTGTTGGTTAGGTATTTATGCTGTTCCGGGTACACTTAACTTTAACGAGGTTACGGCAATGAACATTATTGCTGATGGAAAGATTCGTCAAATGGGAGTATTTCAAACAGGTACTGCTTTTGCTCTTACACAAGTTCAAAGTTTACAGGCTGTAGCTGCTTTTGAAAATGACAATAACCGTCCTTTATCTATTATTTATTCGCCTGATATTTCAGCATCGGCTTTATCGGCACTTACTGATGAGTCAATAGCTAATTCACCAAGAGTGAGTACAATTATAGGTCAAGATGGAGCTGCTATGGGTAGCAAACTGTATACATATACTGGTAAATCAGTAACTGGAATGGGTTGTTTACTTGGCGTTATAAGTTCTGGAAAAGTATCTGACAGCGTAGCTTGGGTGGAAAAAAATAATATTTCTAATGTAGAAAATGATACAGCTGCTTTTGGAAATGGAGTTCAATATAAAACAGTTTCTACCTCATTACTTGAACAGTTAAACAGTTTTGGATATATTTTCTATCGTAAGTTTCCTGAAATCGCAGGAACTTTCTTTAGTTCCTCGGTAACGGCCACAGTAAGCACTTCTGACTATTTCACTATTGAAAATAACAGAACAATTGATAAAGCGCATAGAGCATTACGAAAAGTATATATTCCTAAACTTAATAGTCCTTTATTAGTTGATTCTAACGGTCATTTAAAACCTGATACAGTAGCTAATCTTCGAATGATTGGTAATTCAGCACTTCAGGGCATGCTTAACAATGACGAGATAAGTGCTTTTGATTTAGATATAGATCCAAACCAAGATGTACTATCTACTTCAGTACTTGAAGTAACTGTTCGAATCATACCTGTAGGAGTAGCTAAAACAATTGAAGTTAATTTAAAATTTACTAAAAGCATATAATATATATGGCAAAAATATTCGCATTAGGAATGATGTATGACTGGCCTTCAGCTTCCATTACTGTAAAAGATACCAAAATATATGGTATCACTAAGATTTCTTACGAGCATGAAAGAAAGTTAGAAAACAATATGGGAGCTGGGGAATATGTGGTTGGAAGAGGCTCTGGAGGCGTAACAGCACAAGGAAGCATTACTATTTATAAAGAAGAGTATGAGCGTTTGCGTTCATTAGCCCCAGAGGGAGACATTACAATGTTTACTCCTTTTGATATTCCAGTTACATTTTTTAATGATACTAAACAAACTACTGATGTTTTAAAAAACGTACAGTTTTTAAAAGCAGGTACAGATGTTTCATCGGGGGATACGAAGGTATTAATGGAATGCCCTCTTATTATGTCTCACGTAGATTTTAATCAATAAAATATATTTAACAAAACAAATGGAAGATACTAAAAAAGTAAAACAAGAAACAGAAGAAGCAAAGATTGCTAGGATCGAAGCCAAACATGGCAAAATTGCTATGGTGATTAGTTTTGATCAAGGAGCGCATGTAGGATATCTAAAAATGCCCGATAGAGTGTTAAAAGATAAAGTACTTGCAGCCGTTAAAGATGCTCCTCATCACGCTGCTGAAATAATGATCAATAATATTTTGATAAAAGAGGAATCCTCCAGCATATTTCTTACAGATGACGGGTATTTGCTTGGTGCTTTTCAGTTAGCTCAGGAATTAATATCAATTAAGCAAGGAGAAATAAAAAAAAATTAGAAGAATATAAAATATATAATTCTGAAGAAGGGGGATACAACGATAGACAATGGAGCGCGTTAATTCGTTTCCATTTTAAGGTAGATCCTGATAAACTCACTGATGATGAGTGGGCTATTTGTTGTACCGATCTAGACTGGATATTTGAACAGCAACTTCATAGGGATAATCAACTTTTAAATGTAAGATAAGTGGCTCAGGAATCAGTACAGTATTTACTTAGTTTAAGAGATCAAATGTCTGCTTCTTTAGCTCAAATAACAGCTAAGGTAGATCAATTGCAGAATAGGCTTATCAAGACTCAAAAGGCTAGTGATAATGTAAATTCTGTATTTAAAAAAGCAGCTACATATATCGGAGGCTATTTTGCTGTAAACGAAATAATAAATTTTGGTAAAAGCACGGTGGATGCTTTATCTAATTTCGAAGCTTTCCAATCAACATTAAATACATTATTACATGGTAATACGGATCAGGTAAAATCTTTAACAAAAGAATTAGAAACATTTGCTACTACTACTCCATTTCAATTGAATGATATTCAGTCTGCTACTACTAGCTTACTTGCTTTTGGTGTTGAGGCTGATAAAATAACAGAGACATTAACTACAATAGGAAACATTGCTTCTCCTCTAAAAATACCAATTGGAGAGATGGCCGAAATGATCGGTAAATTCAAAGTACAAGATCTTATTCATGGGGATGATTTAAAGCAGCTTATGGGTAGGGGGATTAATGTAGTTCCGCTATTAGCTGAGCAATTAGGTGTTGCTAAATCTGAAGTAGCTGAACTCGCTAGTAAAGGCAAAATTCATTTTGCAGATCTTGAAAAGGCTTTTAAAACAATGACGTCTGAAGGAGGAGATTTCTTTGATTTAATGAAGGATCAGAGTAATACAACAGGAGGACGAATATCCAACTTAGCAGACACATTTGATCAATTCAAATTAAAAATAGGGCTTGCTTTTAAATCAGTAATTGAAGCTACTGTTTCATCACTAGGTAAAGTTATTTCTATTATATCTAATCTGATTGATTACATATCTAGAAATAGTACAGTATTTAAAACATTAGCAATTGTAATTGGTACTGCTGTAGCAGGTTACCAGCTTTACATGCTTACTATGAAAAGTGCTACAATAGCTACTAATCTAATGGCTATCGCTCAGAAAGCACTTAACGTTATAATGTCATTAAATCCAATCGGTTTAATTGTTGCTGGTATTGCCGCTTTAACCGCTGCTTTCATTTATCTATGG